ATCCATTATAAGAATGTCAAATTCTTCTGAGAAGGGCTCATTTTTTGATAATAAAAAAACAGAATCCCTGTCAGATAACGTTGAACTTGCAAATTCTCCTCAATACATTAATTGTCCATTAATTGTTGAATTACTGATGAGTGGTAATATGGGTATGAATATACCTCGTATCCATACAGTAATTGTTGGTAGTCGTCCTTCACAAGATACAGTTCCACATCGGGTTATTCAAATCGCCGGTCGCTCTTCCCGTATGCCATTCTTCCATAGTAATGTACTAGCCGCAGAATTCATTCGGGACCGGGATATTGATGATGACCAAAAGGAACTAGTACTGGAATACTACATCCAATTAACAACCTCTAATGTCATTCTTCCCAACAACAGTGCTCTGATGATAGATGTAAAAGATATATATGGTGCTGATACTTGGGATACTATCGAGGGGACATCAGAATTAAACGAAATAGTTTTTGACAATACATTCAAATATCGGGCAGCGCGACATAAAAATTCCTTTGACATTGGAAACGCACATCATGTATATCGCAAAAATATGTGCGAAGTGTGCAGGACCGAGGAAAATGGAAAGACCAGGTGCTACAATCTTGTATTTGATTTGCACATTGAACGATATGAAACTAACATCACACATGAAGAGTTTGAAAAAACAATTTGGAGTAAGATCATTACGGGCGATCATGTGATGCGTGAAAGCCGTTTACACAATGATCCAACCAATTTGGTTTTTGTTTGTCCTTTGCTCCATTCATGGAAGACTATAGTTTTTGAAGATTTCAGAAATGATTATACCAACTTGACACTTGAATAACCATTTGCTATAATGAGCCTATGAACACATTTCTACTCATCGACCTGGCTAACACTTTCTTCAGGGCTAGACATTCGGCTCATAGAGCGTCAAGCCCTGAAGAAAAGATGGCCTTCGCTTTACATGTGACTCTGAGCAGTATCAACAAGTGCTGGCGGGATCAGAAAGCGGATCATGTTATTATCTGTACCGAAGGTCGTAGCTGGCGGAAAGCTTTCTATCCACCATATAAAGCGAATCGTGCAGTAGATAGAGCCGCTGCAACTGAATCAGAACAGGCAGAAGATAAACTTTTTTGGGAAGCGTTTGACCATATGAAAACCTTCTTAACTGAGCGTAGCAACTGCACAGTATTGCAACACGCCCAACTAGAAGCGGATGATCTTGTCGCAGGGTGGATTCAATCGCACCCTGCCGATTCGCATGTCATTGTCAGCAGTGATACTGACTTCTATCAGCTACTTGCACCCAATGTTAAACAGTATAATGGTATCGCAGATGAACTTCATACACTTGAGGGAATCTTGGATCGTAAAGGTAAACTAGTCATTGACAAGAAGACTAAAGAACCTAAGAAGATTCCGGATCCTAAATGGATCCTGTGGGAAAAATGCGTGCGTGGCGATCCAACTGATAATATCTTTAGTGCATATCCGGGCGTGAGGACTAAGGGCAGCAAAAATAAAGTAGGGCTTGAAGAGGCCTTTGCCGATAGAGACAAGCGCGGATATTTTTGGAACAATCTCATGTTACAGCATTGGACAGACCATGATGGGAAAGAACACAAAGTGTTAGACGATTACCGTCGCAATGTTACTCTAGTAGACCTGTCTGCTCAACCTGATGAAATAAAAGCTATTCTAGCAGAGTGCATATCCACTAATAGTGTAGCTAAGAAGAAACCAATGGTAGGTGCACAATTCCTAAAGTTTTGTGGAAAATTTGATCTAGTGAAGGCTAGTGAGCAGGCTGAAGCATACGCCAGTTGGCTAGGTGCTTCTTATAATGTAAAGTGAGAAAAATATGTTGAAGGCAAGACCAGTTGTTACCAATAAGTTTTGGGTCGTAGAGAGCGATGGTAGGCAAGTTGCTACTATTCAAGCAGCCGATGATGGGGTCGTATTGGTAGAAGGAGAACATCGTGAGAAGTTTGCCACCCTCAAACTTTTGCGTTCCAAGTATAACATCAGTTTAGTACAGACTCCGGTGAAACCTGTTTCACCGGTCTATGAACATGCAGTTCATGACTACCCATGTGATACTGCACCATTCAATCCAATATTTAATATTCAACAGAAACTTCCGTTGTACACCAAGAGTGCCAAGAGTAAGAGTTATTACTGTGCTGGATATTACTTGATTAAGTATGATGCTGAATGGAAGGTTGAGTTTTGTCCAAAAAGAATTTTACTTATTCGGCACCCACGAAAAGGTCCTTACCATAGTATAGCAGAAGCCCAATCAGTGAGTGCTAAATAGTTGTACATATTGAAGATTCAAAAGGATAAAATGAGCCGACCTAAGCCAGTGGTGATACTAGAACACCTAAATAAAACAAACTATAAATGCGATCAAGTATTGAGCAGCGAGGGAGTATGGGCTGTATACTACGATAACAAGCCAATTAATTTGAAAGCCCAAAATATCTTAGTAAGCTATCCTGGCGCAAAATATCGCAAAGTTAGTTTTTCTAATCCAGGGCATTCTATTAACTTGGCTAAGAAACTGAATACTCAATTCAAAACGGATAAATTCACAGTAGTATTGTTGTCACAAGGACATACGGTTTATTCTGCAAAATCACAGTGATAGTTAACTGTGACTCAGCTTGAATGGACTCGTAGATTATTGAATGTATCACCTCATGTAAATGATGATAGAACTGCAGCGGCACATTACAGAATAAATTGGTGGTATAATCCAACTAATAAGAACAGTATGCGTCTTACTAGAGAGGGCTTTCAATTTGCCTCCTTTACGGTCAAAATACAGCACTATTCTCATACTTTAGGTGAGGAAATACTACCAAAAACACTCCTGCAGTTAGAGAAATCATTGCAGTATCCATACTACATCAAAACTTATAAAGAGTTACTTGTATTTGATGAGGCTACATCTTTTACATTAATTTTATACAATAACAATTTACAGCAGTATCTAGACAATATACAAAAATTTAATAGTATCAAGTAAAAGATAAATAATAATGTATTCACTGAATACAAACACACACACAAGGAAAATTAAATGTTTACGACCTATACGCAAGATATTGCATCTTACCTAACTCCCGACGCATTTGTTAATGCGTTACAAACTACCAAACGCGGGTTAACTGACAAGATCATTACTGATCCTATACTTAACAAAGCGGCGCATGATTATATTACTGCGCAGACTGATTTTGCTAAAATGTTGACCCTGAACTTCACTGAACTCAGCAAATATACTTTTGATGCATATACAAAGAACTTATTTCCAGTTGCGGAAACAACATCAAAAACAAAAGCTCCTAAAGCAAGAGCATACTCAGACGAAGAATAATAGGATACAATATGACAAACTTTAAAACACCAGCAATCCCTGAAGTAAAATTTAACAAGAACGGTTACGAACTACGAACAGACATCCTGGCAATGGCTAAGGATATGGTTAGCTCAGACTATCAATATAAGTTTCAAGGTTGGGAACTCAGTGCGCAACGTGATGAGAAAACAGGGCAACTTGTTACCACTGTCGGTATGCCTGAATTTCCCGGACTAGATAAAGTCCTAGAAACGGCAGAGAAGATGTATGCATTCGTCAGCGCATCTGCGCCAAAGAAGTATTAATACAATTTGCTCTACAATAACCCCGATCTGATCGGGGTTTTTTACGGCTTGACAACCTTCCCAACTTATGTTATACTACTGAAAGTTACAACTAATCCGGCTGCCTGAAATGTCAATTTTATTGAAATATTTTGATAGTGTTACTTATAAACCCAAGTACTTTCTTGGTGATAGAGTTCAAGGAAAATGGAATAAGATTCCATTCGTTGGTACTGTAGCTAATGATAGTGAAGTAAATGATGACGGACCAAATGTTCATATCTTTTTGGATTTGCCTGTTACATATAAAAATACAATACATACCATTATCACAGTCAAACATCGTGATATAAAGAAACTTCCAATTATTAAGGATTAAAAATGTCAAAATATATTAGTGTAGAAATTAGTCTAGATGAATTCTCTGATGAAGAACTTATTAAAGAATTGACTGAGCGTGGGCATCGTTATGAATATGATATGGAATTAGCCGATATTTGGAGATTGCGTATTAATGGATTACCATACGAAGATAAGTTGGATACCTTCTTGCGTGATACTTTAGGCAAGGCCATTTAGTAATAAATACTAGCATTAGGAAACCAACATGAACAAAGTAATTCAACAGTTAGCCTCTGATGCAGGATTTAGTAGTACATTTGAAAATGATCGTCTTGAAAAGTTTGCTCTATTAATACTGGCAAAGTGTATGAAAACTGCGGACGAACTAGGTATGAATTCATATGAATCTTATACTGCATATGAATCTATAATCCGAAAAGAATTTAATTTATAATATGACAGGTATTAAAATTGAGCGTGAGGATATTAGTGATTTTATCATTATCACTAATACTCTAAAACATGAAGGACTTGTACAAGGAGAGGATTTTTCCTGGGCCTACTATCCTCCTAAATGGGGCCAAGTTGATCGGGCAAAACATGCTGTGTTTACCTTTAGGTCCGATGTAAACGCCACAATGTTTGCGTTGAAGTGGACATAGTGTTGTATTTTAACAACCTCGCAATACCCGTACATTTGACAAGGGTACTGTTTTTTGATATACTAGTGTCTTACATTAATCAACACAAGGACTGAAATGGCTATCGTTACTGAAAATCGCACTGTCACTACTACTGAAGCTCGTCGCTCATTGCTGCGTTGTTTCGCAAAGCAACGCCCAGTATTTCTCTGGGGCCCTCCTGGAATTGGCAAGTCAGATTTGGTATCTGGTATTGCCAAGGAGCTTGGTGCAGTCATGATTGACTTGCGGCTGAGCCAAATGGACCCCACTGACATTCGCGGGATTCCATTCTATAATAAAGAAATCAACAAGATGGATTGGGCAGCACCAATTGAATTGCCCGATGAGGAATTCGCATCAAAGTATCCATTGGTTGTTTTGTTTCTTGATGAATTGAATGCGGCTCCCCCAGCAGTGCAAGCCGCAGCATATCAACTTATTCTGAATCGTGCAGTTGGAAAGTATCGTCTGCCCGACAATGTTGTTATGGTTGCGGCTGGCAATCGTGAAAGTGACAAAGGCGTTACTTTCCGCATGCCTAGTCCATTGGCAAATCGTTTTGTCCACTTGGAAGTTCGTGCTGACTTTCCAAGTTGGGAACATTGGGCTGTGCAAAACAAAATCCACAAGGATGTGGTTGGTTACTTGGCTTTTGCTAAGCAGGACCTGTTTGACTTTGATCCACGATCTAGCTCTAGGTCATTCGCTACTCCACGTTCTTGGGCATTCGTGAGTGAATTGCTTGATGACAATGACAATGATAGCAGCACTACTGATCTGGTAGCAGGTACAGTTGGTGAGGGCATGGCAGTCAAGTTTATGGCGCATCGGAAGATTTCTGGTCAGATGCCCAATGCTACTGATATTCTGGCAGGCCGTGTCACAGAATTGAAAATCAAAGAAATTTCTGCGATGTACTCACTAACTGTTTCTTTGTGTTACGAATTGAAAGAGGCCTACGAAAAGTCTGTTGGTAGCAAGCAAGAAAAGTTTAACGAAATGGCAGATTACTTCTTCCGTTTCATGATGGATAACTTCACAACTGAATTGGTTGTGATGGGAGCCAGGGTCGCTATCACAACATATGGCATCCCATTCGTTCCAAACAAGCTGAAGAATTTTGATGAATTCCATAAGCGTTTTGGAAAGTATGTAGTTGCTGCATCAAGCAAGTAAAATACAGGGGCTACGGCCCCTTTTTTGTTGCATTTTTGTAACAACTTGCTTGGTGTTTTTGAACATCTATGCTATAATGATTACTTACAAACAGGAACTAGTATGACAACTACAATTACTGACAAAGACAAATCTGTCACTATCACCAATCCAAAGATTGATGCTTTAGCCAGAGAAAAACTGGTTACGGCCCGAGTTGGTCTTTTGCTCAAGGCTAGTTTTTTTGGCAATTTGGCAACACGCTTGAAATTGCTTAATGCTGATGACTGGTGTTCTACTGCAGCAACTGATGGTCGTAATTTCTATTACAATTCTGAATTCATCAATTCACTCAGCCTGAAAGAATGTGAATTTCTTTTTGGTCATGAAGTTTTGCATGTAGTGTATGATCATATCGGACGCCGTGAAGATCGTAATCCCTTACTTAGTAACATTGCTGCTGACTATTGTGTCAACCAGGACCTGATTGATTACAACATTGGTCAACGCATTACCAAAGTTAAGATTCTGTATGATCGTAAATACAAGGGCATGAGTTTTGAAGAAGTGTATGATGATCTGTATAAGAATGCAACTAAGATCAACATGCAGGATCTGTTTGATCAAATCCTTGATGAGCATATGGATGGTGAGGGTGAGGGTGGTGGTGGAGAGGGAGTGGGTGAAGGTGAGGGCCCAGGATCTGAAAAACGTAAAAAGCCTTCTCTATCTCAAAAGGAATTGAAAGAAATTAGGGATGAAATTAAAGAAGCAGTGCTTCAAGCCGGACAGGCAAGTGGTACTGGTAATCTCCCGGCTGGTGTTCAGCGTCTGATTTCAGACATGACTGAAAGCATCATTAACTGGCGTGAGTTGTTGCTTCAACAAATTCAAAGTACTATCAAACAAGATTATAGTTGGATGCGTACTAGTCGGCGAAGCTGGCATATGGATGCTGTTATGCCTGGAATGATTCCAGGGGATACAGTTGATGTTTGTATTGCAATTGATACATCAGGGTCTATTACTGAAAAAGAGCTAAAGATTTTCTTGAGTGAAATCAAGGGTATCATGGAAAGCTACACTGATTATAAGATTCATCTGTGGTGTTTTGACACGGCCGTACACAATCCGCAAGTGTTCAATCAAGAGACTATGCATGACATTCTGTCATATGAACCAAAAGGTGGTGGTGGAACTGATTTTGCTGCCAATTGGACTTTCATGAAAGACAATCAGATTGAACCCAAGAAATTGATTGTGTTTACTGATATGTGTCCATTTGGAAGTTGGGGTGATCCTGACTACTGTGATACA